ATTTTTTTAAAGGTTAATATTAGTTAGCTGATGTATTGAAATCAAATCCACCTACTGCTGCTGTTGCACCTGGTGCGATTGCTGCGATTGCAGTTCTACTTGTTGAACTCAATGCTGGCATTGGATCCGCTTCCATTGATTGGAACGTGAATGTATATCCGTTCATGTCTCCGATTGCTTGACCACCTTCACCTACCATAGTAGATAAAACTGCACCTCTTGTGTTAGCTAACAACCAGTATTGCCCCATGTTATCTACTGCGATAACTCTAATCTCACGATTCTTTGCTAACAATAAAAATTCGTTTCTTTTTGCAACGTCTCTTTTTGAGATGTTTACGCTTAATTCAGTTGTATAGAAAACTGTTCCGTTTGCGTTTGAAATCGTTGCCGTTTCTGTTAATTTTGCAGTATCTTTTGCAAATTTGTATTGAAAGAAATCACCACTACCACCAGCCAAAGTAACTTCGCCTGCTGTAACTGTTTGGATTTCGAAATTGTCGCCCGCAAAAACGTAGATAGTATTCACACCACCTAAGGCGCTCATACAATCTAAATTAATCGTGCTTAATATGCTACATGCCATGTTTATAAATATTTTTTAAAGTTGAAAAATAAGGGGCTTTTTACACCCCTTTTTTATGATTAAAGATTTGATACTACTTGAGAAGCATAAACTGCTGTTCCTAATCTGAATTTAGCATTGAAATTCATGATATCATCAGCTTCATTATAGTAGAATTTGAATGTATCCATTTCGTCTAATAAACCAGTTCCAAAGAAAATGTATTTTTTTGGAGCGATAATAACACGAGCTGCGTCATTGATACCAGGTGCTGCAAAAACTGTGATATTTGTACCAGGGAAAACGAATGAACTTGGAGCGTTAACACCCGCTGCATTGCTAACTTGTGCGAAAGTACCGATAACTGATGCACCTGTGTTAATCAATGCACCTACTAACGCTTGATAATTAGCGTATGAAGTGTACATTACTAAATCATCTTCTGTTTGTAATGCTGGAGTTAATGAACCAACGTTCAACCAAAATTCTGCAATCGCTGTTGAAGTAGTCCATTGTGTGTAAGCACCAGCACTATTGATTGAACCTTGAGCGTTTTCAGTTTGATATAACAAACCTGTTAATGTAGCTCCATCTCCTTGCCAAATTGTATTCTCAACATATTTAGCGATGTTTTTTATTTTATCGTTTGCGATTAATTCAGCAAAAGGTACTGTCTCTTGATTTGCTGCTGCACCCAATTGAGAAGATGTCCATTTAGTTCTCAATGTTTCAGGACACATTTGCTCTTTTAACATTTTACTTCCTACAACTAAAGGAATTTGAGAAAATACTGTTTCGTTTGAACCTATTTGACCTGCTGCAAATCCACAAGTCGCATCTTTAATGTCAACTGTTGAATTTAATAAATTGATTGCAGAAGTTCCCGCAGTTTTACCAGCTTCGATTGTTACGAACTCGGTAGTAAATGACTTCAATAACGCCGCACTGATTAGGTCGGTAGATAATTGGTCGGTATAATTTGGTAATGAATTTACGTTAAATGGCATAGTTTATTTTTTTAATTGGTTTTTAATTTCTTTTAATTTTTCTAATCTTGAAAATGTTGTTTCGATAACTTCGTTATCAGTTTTTTTGATTGGTGCAACCGCTGGCGCTTTAGAGAATGTAGATACTTTTTCTTTTAATTTAGCAATCTCATTGCTTAACTCCATAATAGTTTCGTAAACTAACACCATTGGATCAACTGCAACTTCTTCAACTTCAGCTGCTTCAATTGATACTTCAACTGGTGCTTCTACTTCGGGCATTTCTTCTTCAACTCTGATAACTTCGGTAATAACACCTAATTCATCTGTCATGAAGATTGTGCCGTCAACTAATTTGTGTTCACCAGCTCCAACTGGGTTATTTTCAGCGTCAAAAACTGGGAAACCTACTTCTAATTTTTCAGTAGATAATTCAGTTCCATCAGCTAAAATTAATTTTTCTAAAGACACTTCTACGCCTAGTAGTGCTCTAATTTGGTTTAATTTAATCTTGTACATGTTCTTATATATTGGTTTTAAAGTTTTTAACAATTTTTGTGAATAACTATTTATTTATTATCGGGTAAGAAACCATGATTTGGTTGGTCGTATGGAGCCGTTCCCGCAAGCCCTGGCGCTCGTCCTTTGTTTATTACTTTCTCTTTAGCATTGATGTAATACTTTCTCCAAAAATGTTTGCAGTTTGCACCGCCCGAATATTTCCAAATGTCATATATATCCGTTCCTCGTGGGCCGAAGCCTGGGTTAACGGGAGCTTGTGCGATTGCTCTGATTTCCTCGAATGTAAAAAACGTTTCAAGTGATAACATTGTTCTACAAAAGATTCTTTCAGCGGGAGGCCCATCGTATTTATAAACCGTCAATCCTTCTTTATATCCTTGTGGTCGTATGAAATTCTCATCCACTTCTACCAAATCAAATTCTTCTAATTCCTTTGCTTTGATTCCTAAAGTTTTTGCCAATTCGATTGCCTTATCTTCGTCAAATTCTACTATGCTTTTTATCTTATTGAATAATTCCTCGTTCTCATATTCCTCGAATACACCTTCAACGCTAAAGCCTTTTAACTCTCCGTTTTTCACTCTTTGCCAAGTCTCTTTATCTTCTACTTGCATGCTTACCATCCAAGTCCCAACGGGCACATCGTAACCATATTTTTGTATTGCCTTATCGTTTTCATCTTCTACAATCCAAGATTCATAAACATACGTTCCTGTTTTCTTTTTATTTTCGTGGTCTTGGTTCACATCGTTTGTGCGGGCTTCTTTCATGAATTTTTTAGCAATTTTTAAAATAGTTTCTTTGCTAAATACTACATCGTAGTAATTACCATTGTCATCAACTCGAATAATCTTCAAATCAGGGATCATGGCTGGCCCAATAACAATTTGCAAATCATTATCGAACCTATACTTTTCAGTTTCTTTTTTGAAGTACATGAAATCTACTTCAATGGCTGGCTCCTCAACGAGTGAAATTTTATCCACTCCGCCTTCGTCACTAATTACTAATTCTATTAATTTTCTATTCATATTATAAACGTGCTATTTGTTTTAATTTTAAATTGGCTTCAATTTGACTTGTCATTTCAGAAGCTACGACATACGTCTTAAATATCGGATTTGCGTTATTTTGATTCCCAAACGCTACACCGCCACCCGCTTGATTTATATTAGATAATAAATTGCCGAACATCGCAGTTGATTTTGCATTGATAACCGATTCTCCATTTGACAATCTAGCCATGATACTATCACTTGTAGACGTACCCATTCCAGTAACCATCCCACCCGTTGCGAATTTAGATGGTGCTTTGCCACCACTTGAATTTGAGTTATCCGTTGCGTTGTCTATTTCAGCGATGGCTTTGTTTTTTTGCGCTAAGATATTAGCAATGGCAATCGTACTTGATGCAATACTTGCTGCAATCGGTGCTGCTGCTGCAAGTCCTAAAGTCGATACCGATGCTGGGTTTGCTAAGAACCCAGCGTTGGCACTAGCCGTTTGACCTATAACGCCCGCAATCGAACTAGCCGCACCTACTCTAACTGCCGTTTTTTGTCTTTCTTTATCCTTAACATTATCACCTTTTAATCTATCCGCAATGAAGCTACCAATATTTGCAGCCGTTTGTGCAATCGAACCTAGTGCATTGATATTGCTTTCTCTATCTGCTAATTTTTTCTCATCAATTTCTTTTTGAGTTTTTGCAAGTTCTTGTTCTGTTTCAATAGTTTTTTCCTTAAATGTTTGTTGAAGTACTAAAAGTTTTTCATTATATTCTTTTTTCTTTTCTAAATCATTGTCAAGATTTGCATATTGATTATTTAATAATTCTAATTGTTTCTCATATTCTTTTTTGTTTACATCTTCTTTAGTCTTATCAATTTGGATTGTAGTTTCAACTGTATTCTTACCATACTTTTGTTGTATTGCTAATAACGCTTCATAATGTGCTAATTGCTTTTGCAAATCTTCTTCAAAGCCAGCATCCTTTTCGTTTTGTAATTTTACTTCATTTTGATAAGCCGCTTCCTGGTCTTTTTCCCTAGCATCTGCTAATCTTTTATCATGATTATCTTCTTCAACTTTTAAAGCCTTTACTCTTTCGCTTGTAACTTTCATTTGAGCGATTCTCTTTAAATCGGCTTCGTGTCTTAAATTTTCTTTTTTAACTTCTGTATCGGCTGCAAGATTTTCAGCTTCTGCATTTAATCCTTTTATAAATTGTGCATCGTCTTGTTTATTTTTTTCCTGTTCTTGCTTAATCTTTTCTCGCTTAGCTTTTCTTTGTTCTTCTAACTTATTATTTTGCTCTTTCTCTTTATCTACTGCAGCTTTATTTGCATCCGTTTTAGTTTGCGCTTGTAATACATTAAAATCTTGTTCGGTTTTTAATGTTTTTGCACGAGCTTCTTCTACTACTTTAACGGCTGCATTATTGTCAAGAATAGCTGCGTTTAAATTTTCTTTAGCAACCTTTAATCTTACTTCATTATATCTTTTTTCAGTTTCAAATTGTTCTCTTTGTACACTAAAAAAGCCTTCTAAAGCAATTTTTCTATCTAATTCAGCTTGAGCGGATTCATGCGTTGCGATGGTATTTTTGTACATTTCTAACGTATTACGTTTTAAATGATAATTCTTCCACGCTTCTGCTTCATTCTCTTTTGCAATAACGATGGCACGCCTTGCAATGGCTTCGCTTGACTTACCTTGCGCTTTCATTAAACGCAATTCGTAATCTTGTAATTCTTCTTTTTTCTTTCTACTTTCTTCTAATTTCTTTGTTTGTTCTTCAACTGCTTTTGTATTTTTTTCAGTGGCTTCTTTCGATACTTCCAAAGTTTGATTTGAACTTTGAAACATTCTTACTAATAAGTAACCAGCTGCAATCAATGCTGTAATGGCTACCACAACCGCACCGATAGGATTCGCACTCATTGCCGCATTCCACAACCATTGAGCTGCCGTTGCTACTCTTTGAAATATGGTTGTACTTCTAATTACCGCTCCTAATTGCTTGAAGCTATCAATACTTTCACCCAATGCTTGTACACCACTAGCCAAAGCCATAGCTTGATTCACTTTTGCAATCGCTTGTTCTACATCTTTACTTTTACCGCCTAGAATACCCATTGCACCCGTAACCGCACTAAATCCACCCGCAACACCAGTCAATGAACCCATTAAGGATTTGAATTTAGCATCGGGATTGAATGCATCGGTTAAGTTTTTCGCATCGCCAATTTTGTCTTTTAAACTTGCCGCACTTTTAGCCGCATCAATAGCTTGTTGTGAGGTCGCTCCAAACTTTTCACTTAACGCTGCAACGTTTGCTTGCGCTTCTTTTAATTGGGTTTTTAAACTCTTTACACTTTCATCTACTTGATTCAATCCACTCAGGTCGGATGTGGTATTTATTCCTATATTTATTTCGTTTGCCATAGTTTAATTTTGTTTAAGGTATGCAAGTAATTCTTGCTGCTACTTGTATTTTTATTCCGTTAATAAATTGTGCCACAAATGATTCGCCAGGGTTAGCGTACCATCCGTCTGCAACTGGTGTTGTTAATGCTAAATCACTCCATGCTTGCGTAGCTTGATAAACAGTATTTGAATAAGCGTAAAATGGTTGTAAAGGGAATTGACAACATCCAGCTTCATAAACGCTGTTTCCACGACATGGTTGATAGTATCTTATTACGTTTGGAACGCATACACAACCACTTGTATTATGATACGTTGTAATGATTCCGTTTATTACACTGAAAGTATTTGAAGCTCCGTAAGAATAAACACCACTTGGAGCTGGGAAATTGCCGTTTGGATCTAAAAATAATTGCCCATTACTCTCATAATATAGCACATTTGCCCCCCCATTTTCAAAGCAACAATATACATCGCATATTGTCTCGGGATTTGCTATGTAACACATCAATTGACCTGTTAATAATTGTCTTGGAACTATCGAAATAGATTCACCTACTCTAATCAATTCTACTTTGCAAGCCGTAGGTTTACCCACTTGATAATCGGTTATTTTGTTAACCATATACCACGCATCCTTAATGAAGATTTTATCATTGAATTTTAAGTCCCAAACTTTTTTATAATCCAAAACAATGTCCATTTCAACAATGCGCCCATATTTATCATAGGTAAATTCGTACCATTTGCGCCAAAAATTATTCCATAGGTCAGTAGGCGTTCTCATTGCAGGATTTGTAACACTTGAAGTAATGTCGTACAAAGGCGCTGCGTTACGCCATGCTAAATCATTGAAATTTGTACTATTAAAAATACTATATTGACTTACTAAAGGATATTCATTCCAATGTATTGTAGTATTTGCATCGTTTTTTACATGCCATTCTAAAGGTGCATTTATCATGCCGTTGTAATATACCAATCTCAATTTTGGAGTTATCGGAGTGCGCTCCGTGGTTGTATCTTTAGCGATGTGTGGTATTAAGAATTTAGCTGCTAACTTTTGGTTTGCATTTCCAATAGATGAACTATTCCCAATCGGTAACAATGGAGTAGGCGCAAATAACGACTGCGTTACTTCGTTTCCTGTAATAACTTCAATGCCACTATCTAAGTCTAATTGTCCGTATGTTGTTTTTGTAGCCGTTTGAAAATTGTAGTTAACATAGTCACTATCTTCATCGTCACGCCATGTATTTGACCTTGGTTGGGATGTGAATAAAGGACTAGAAACGATGTCAACATTTCCGTCAACATAATCAGTCCAATCTCTTTGCGTTCCCTGTTCTACCCAATCCACCCACGGCGTAATAATAAAATGTTTTTCTTTAGTTTTGGATGGTTCTAAAACAAGGTTATAACGCTCAATTATAGCCTTTAAGAAATCTATATTTTTAACGTTGTTTGGTAAGAAACTATTAAGCAAAGTTATATTACCTATGTTTGTACTTTGAGTTATGTTAACATTACTTAATGTATGTTGATTTGGAAAAGTTTGAGCAAATCTAATCTTTAATTCAGAACCCAATGCAGCTAATGAATTGCCTACATTGAATGTATGATTAAAAAATATACCAAACCCGCCAGCTCCATAAGTAAACGTAGTTGTTCCTATTATTGCAGATGTTGTTATGTTAAATATTTGTATTTGAAAACTTCCACTAGCTAATGAACCAGGTTGAAAAAAACCATTGATAGTAAATGTAAAGTAATCCGATGGATTTGAAAATTGAATTGGTACTTTATAAATGCTAGTTGATGTATCAAATGAGTTTGTTGGATCGTATAATTCAAATGGGAAAATTATATCCATCAAAGTTACATTTGGCACTGATTGAAAATGCAAACCATCTGCGCTCATTTTAGCCGTTGAATTATCTAATGCTCTATCAGTTTGCTCGGTAATAACATATTGATTCATGAAATCCGAGCCACTTAAATAATCACTTTCGTAAGTATATCCACTCCCAGCAAAGATAGCATCAAGTAAAACCTTCGCACGAATTACGGGTTTGAATTGGTCGATTGATAAAGGATGGTTATTGGCTGTAAATCCTTTTTTTGAATGTGTATTATCATGATAAGACAATGTATTTTGTACGGGTTCGCCGTTCAAATAATCATAGCCCCACTCGATTAAAGGATATATCACATCACCATTAAACAAATTTAGATTCCAACTATTTACAATGTTAACGTAAGTTTTCTCATGATTGTAATAAGATAGATTCAAACTATTCATGAAGCTACCGCCTATTTTAGCAGCGAAGTCCGACACCTCTCCAAAAAAAGTAACTTCGTATTCTACGTTTTTATCTTTGTTATTTGTAAAGATATTAGTCAATCGGATATTACCTACTGAAATCGTAACGTTACTATCTTCAATATACGCATCTATTTTTTTCGTAGCATCAAAAGTTTGCGCATTGATGTTGAACGCACTTTTAAAAAACAAATTATTATTAGCCGTGTTGGGAACTCTAAATGTTTGTGAATATGTCGAAGGACTTGCAGTCGGATCCATTATGTCAGCGACCGCCATTGTCAACTTAATCGGATTGTTTTCCATTAAGTCTAACAATATATATCCCGTTGTTTCTTTAACGTATAATCTCATTAATTAATCTTTTGCGTTTGGTTTAAGAATATTTCAAATTCACCTTGTACTAACTTAACTTGTTTTATATTCTTTGTCTTGTAACTTGTTTGACCTATGCGAACGCTATATGGCACTAACACATTATATGGATTATCATTGAAGTAAGCAATAACATTTGAGCTCTTTTGTAAGCCTTCAAGTAAGTTAACTTCATCTTGTGTTAACCAATCTGTATTCAATGTCCACGAAGTCATGGCTTGTTTGTTATATATTACTTCACCGCCTTTCGTTTGTAGATTAAAGTTTGGATTCGTTACGTTTTCAGTAACTGGCTTTAACGAACTCCAATTCATTGCTTCTTGATAGTAGTTGTCATTTGTAGTCGTTGTGTCCTTTTCCATAAATGCAGTAAAGTTCATGTAATCTCGACCGCCCAAATCATTTAACCAACTTAATCTAACACGAGTATATAATGTATCACAATCTTCTAACATGGTAAATCTACTAATTTGTGTCAATGGTTGATATTCTAAACATCCATTACCAACGGCATGATTGTACATTTGAACTTCAATGTACTCACCTTCGCTCATAACATATGAACCGCCTGTATTCACGTTAATTATTTCAATCAATGAAGCTAATCTACATTGAACATGCAGTATATCAAATTCAGTATCTAATTGAGTTGTAACCACATCACTACAAGAATTTTTTTGTAAATAACCAGTTCCACTATCCACGCTTATTGGCAAATTACTTACAATAACATTCCCAAATTTATCGTAATAACTTAACACACAAAATGCAATGTAACTATTATCTAATACGTTTGGATATTGTGTCCAATTTATAAATGATAAAACGTTCAAATCATTGTAATAAACTTTTTGTTTTAATGTGTTATAACTTAACGGATAAGCTAAAGTATTATTTGGCAATGCTTGGCCCCAATCGTATGTTATTGTTTGCGATGGCAATAATCCATAACCACCGCTGTATAAATATCCATTGCTCATTCCATCCTGTTGAAGTCTGAAATTTAAACTACTATTCCAAACGTGCACTGGGATGTCAAAATGATTTTGAATTGTACGAGCCCACAATTCATAATCAGGCTCACCAGCCGCTCCACTACCATCGTATATTGTACCGCCATATTCCTCACCAACTTTTAAAAATAGATGTAAACTTGAATTAGTATTATCTGCAAATAGATGTAAATAAGTAGTCGTGTTTATAACTGTTTCGGGTATCCTATCATTCTTTAAATACGCTTGGCAAATTTGACTAATGTCAACCATGCCGGCACCAGCGGGATTTGGTTTTACTTTTAATCTTATTTCAAATGTGCCGTTGATATATACATCAAATACATAACTAAAATTCGGTTGTGCTATTTCGTCACTCGTAACACTCCATATAATCGGATTGTAAGTTCCTTGTAAGTAAGATGGTGCGTAGTTAATTGTTGTTATCATTTTTATTCTTTTGGTGCGCTAAAAAATTATAGGCCGTTATCAATTCTATTTTTGTGACTTCTTCGATTTTGAGGATGTCGTCTTTAGCAAGGTAGTAAATAAACGCATTCCAACCTCGAGCGCAACGGATGTCAGCACGTTCAAGATTTTCTTTTTCTTCTCCGCTTTCGGCTTCTCCGAAAAGTCCTTTATAGCTCCTTTCAAGTTGCCCAATATATTTAAAAAAAAAACAGCCGTGTTTAATGCCACTTTAACGGGCATTTTTTCTGCAAATAATTCTGCACGAGCTTCAAAGGTATCAGGATTAAATGGTTCTACTACGAATGGCAATTTGCTTTTCAATGGTCTATAAAGTATAGCCATAATCTTATGTAGATTGAAATTTAATTTAGGATGGTTTTTTAATATGTCGATATCAGCCATCTCGCCAACGCTCAATTTCTTAACGTCTATTAAGCCATACGAAATACCATCAATAGTCACGATGTTATCAATCGAACCATCTCCCAAATCAAAACAATTTTTTACAAAGTCATTCCATATACCATCAAGTACGTTCGCTGGTATTATTCTAATTTCTTCCATGTCGCAACCGCTTACAATTCGTATCACTTCCATTCGGTCGTGAATACTTGCATCGTCTTTGATTAAGTCTGAAATCTCAATGAATTTCTTAATTGATATGCTGTTAATTTTTTTTATCATGATGTTGCTCTACTTGTTTTAGTTGTTACTCCTGTTAATAATTCTACTATGTCAGCTCCTACTGTCTTTTGTAGTTTCTCTGCTAAGTACTCAATTAACTCCGTTGCATCGTTGCTTAATGATGTCCAATAACGTGGCATAATTCCTTTTCCAATCTTCCCAGGCTTTGGGTTCCATTTAGGCATAATAAACGGGCTCATTCCATAGCTTGCTTTGTCTGCATTGCTATACGTTCCTAAGTCAACGTACACGCCATAATAGATGTAATAAAATGACAATGCAGGATTGCCATTCTTTGTTACTACTTTATATCTAATTGAACGCTTTAGCTTACCAGTCTTTACGGGCGCTTGAGCCTTCATTATATTCAAGATTTCTTGCCCGAGTGATTCTAGCGCCTTGGTAACTTGTCGAATATATAGTTTTTGTGGGTCCATTAATTGAAAGGATTTTCGCATAAAGTGAACGGACTAATAACCTCGATTATGATTCGTGTTGTATAACCAGCCACGGAGTTCACAAATGATTCATCAAATATCATTGATGTTGTAGGTAGTTGAATGTTATATCTAAAGCCTTCCCAATCGGTAAGGTTAAATTTGCTTATTATATCTCGAGTAATTTCTAAACATTGAGATTGAGTTATAACTTGTAATTCCAAGTCATCTTTGCAAAGGTCAAACACTACCATATCAAACTCGAATTTAGTAGATTGTCCATTCATGACTGCCGTCGATGGTACTAAATGAACTGCAATATATTCGTAGCTATTAGTATTCGCTCCATCGTTTCCTGTTGGTTGCTCGATGGCGCTTATATCACCTACTCTAAAAGACTTAACCGCCTTATGAGATAAGCACAATGTTTTTAAATCCTTAATTAATATTTCGTATATAGAGCCTTGCATAGTGATAAATATAATTTATTTGTAAAATTACATGCCTTTTCGATAAAAACCATAAGTTCCTTTAGACGGGTTATCAAGGTTGTATATCACATTGTATCTAATAGCGTCTATGATATGATTCCAGTTATCCACATATAGCTTCGAGCCTTTGTTCAAATAACAATAATTGTTTAACTCCTTTGCTATGTTAGTACTATTCGGCTCTACTATAATTTTGAAATCTTGCATTCTTACAATACCGCTTTCAATCGTTCCTTTCTTAACGGCTTGGATATTTATCTTCTGAAATCTCAAATCATCAATCAATCTCGGTTCGGCACTATCTGCTATAATCAAACCGCCTTTAGTCTTTTCAAGTAGCATCTTGCTCAACTCATGTGTTTTAAGTCCACGTTGGTAAATATGTTCTTTGACATATAGCAATTTGTTTTTCACATCAATAGCAACCTCAGCCAATGCATCGGGATCAATCGAGAAACCAAAGTCCATACCGAATGAAGTTTGAAGATAGTTTGGATTGAATGCACCGAACTCCCAATTAGTAAACACCACGCCTTCAGCTTTCTCTAGCCAACCACCTAAAATAACATGATTGTATTTGTCAGGATTGTGTATCTTAATTTTCTCAACCTCTTGTAAGAAAGAAACGCCTAAATTCTTGATGTTATCTTCGTAGGTAGTATGTATGTATGTCGTATTGCCTTTAGTTCCATTAAAGCCTTCTTTAATACCTTCTTGTTCAAAAAACTTTCTATATATCCAATGCTCTTTTGTGGCTGGGTTAAGAATTAATATAATCCTGTTTTGCTTATCATTTGAACGTATTGATAAATTGATTTTATCAAAGGTCGATTCGTCTGTTAGCTCTTCAGCTTCATCTAAAATCCAACAAGTTACGCCTTGCAATGATTTTAAGTTAGCTGTTTGGTCACCGCTCGATGTCTTTAATCCTTTAAAAAATATCTCACTTTGAGATTGCTTATTCTTAATTTCACTTTTAGATATGCTAAACATATCTTCTAATTTTAATAACTCTATTTTTTCTTTAAATTCAGGGATAATAGACAAGTGCGCCGATGTCATCGTTTGCCTCGTAAATAGTATCTTATGACCTTGTTCGAATGAAAGTAAGGTTATGAACCTACCAACCTCGAACGACTTACCGGAACCACGACCACCCGTGACTACGAAATATCTACTTTTTGAACCAAGTAAATTCCATATGTTATTGTGCTTCTCCATTATAGAGTTTACTAATGTCGAATTCTTTTATCGTGATGTCATTATCAATTTGTTGAACTGGTGCTCCATAGGCACTATCTAATACTGCTTTATAAGCATTCGTATCTTTAAGCTCGATTGCTTTCTCAATTTGTGCTTGGTGCATTCTTAACTCTTGGTCATTCATATCTAACAACTCTTTCAAGATTGTACTACGATTGCGCTTACCTTTTGGGCGTCCGTTTGGATTTGCGACCTCTCCTTTTTTAAATGGTGTTAAGTTTTGTAAGTTTGCCATATTTCACTATTTTTTCACTATTTTATAATACTTTAGACAATGCTTTTTGTAAAGATATCATTACGCTTCTAATACATGAACCGCACCCATCTGGTATTCTATTAGTCTTATATATTCGATTATGTACATCATATAATACCTTTAATTCGTACATCTTATATCCGTGCGTTATATCAAGAATAATCTTTCTATTCTCTAATAATATCTCTTTATCTTCTTGCGTTATTACCATTGTCATTTTATTTCTACTTTGTTATTTTCTAAAAATTTATATATCTCCTGTGTTAGTTTTCCACATAACCAGGCTTGTGCTTCTTCATCTGTTATGTCTCTAGGTTCGGTTACTTTGATAACTAAATGATATATTTCATGTGCTAAAGTATTATGAGTTAAATAGTCATCATTAATTAAAATGAAGTATTCACTCAAATTGAAATAGAATACTATTCCCTCTACTTCATAATCAATCGTAAATGGTTGTTTATTCTTTGTGGATATCCTCTTAATGTCTTTATTGATATCTAATGATAGTATAAAGTTTACCTTACAATCGTATACATTTAGTTTAATAGTCTTTCTCATGAGGTAAGTCTTTTAAAAAAATACTCCCCAAGGTAGCTAGCGCAAAAACTAAAAAGAATACAATATAATATTGAAGTTCCATTACTCAATAATACTATCATCGTTATCCAAAATGGTAGGCACGTCGGACACTTTAGCGGCTTTCCTTCTAGGTTTATGTTTGTCAGTATTGACAATATCTTCACTACTTTCGCATATATCGGATTCAATATGAGAGCTATCGTTGCCATCGATATTAGCGCCGTCAATAATAATAATTTTATCATTTGTGTTAAGTTTATTGCGTGAATAATTACTTGTACGTTCAAAGTCTGATTCGTTGCAAGTGAATATAATGTCTAGGGTTTCAAATTTCCATTTCATATAGTTAAATATATATTTTAATGCATTTTTATTATAATAGGCAATTTGCCATCAATAACCACGCCACAAGCAATCTGTGGTGGCGCATAGTTTTTAGCGTATGCCATTGCGTAAGCCTTCGCATCCACTCCGCAACCAACTTGCATCCCGAATACATTGTTAATATATTCGATGTAGCATTTCGTGTGTGTATGTCCCGCCACCACTGAACGAAATTGGTTCTTTGCTTTCATGAATGCCGTTGCGCCTTCTCCGTGTACATAGTAAACGCCATCAATTATTTTATCAGTAGTGAAATTCCATGTAGGCACTTCAAGTACATCTTTAAACTCCTTAATCCATTTAGCGCTTATTCCGTTGGCTAATGCCTTGCGTGCCACAATCCTATCATGGTTGCCAATGATAACTGTTCCATTTGGGAACGCCTTATGCCATTTGCGTAACTTCTTAATAGAAGCATTGAGCTCATCTATTGCGCTCAAACCATCGGGATCGGTGCTATGAAATGAGCTATAATGTGAATCGATTATGTCTCCTATGAAAACTACCTTATCACATTTGAAGTCCTTGTATTGTTTTTTGCAATGTTCTAAATACCCATCTAAACAAAATGGTTCGTGTATATCTCCGATTACTAATACTCTACTCATATTTTGCGTAATATTTTGCGTACTTTTTTAATGGTTATGTCAACACTTGACCTCGGGATACCAGTTTCACGAGATAGGCTTGATATCGTATGTTGTTTATCTGAAAATATCTTGAATAGTTCCTTATCATACCAAGCCAGGTCTTCTAATGCTTTGATGTATTCGAGCTCTTGCTGGTCGTATTCTTTATAGTCAATTATATCTTCGCTAATCTCATTTGATTTCTGATTAAAAAACATCTTATAAAACGGGCCTGTATTTGAACGCCATTGAGTAAGCATGATTCTGACTACATAGAAACGAACCCCACCACTATTGATTATTTCCTCGTAATTCTTTTTAGAATATAGTTCCTCTAAAGCATAGTGTAACAAATCCATGTGTAATTCATGGTTATTAGTAATCTTCTTACTAGCTTCTATTAAGATAGGATACTCTTGTACTATATCAGTCAATTATGATTCATTTGGAAAACAAAGTTAGTCTACAATTAATTGATTAAAATAATATTATGTTCATTCTTTAACTCAAATAACTTTTCTTTAACATCTTCAATGTCAACTAGTCCATCTGTATTTTTCCAATGTCTAAAGAAATTATGGAATAATTCGAATAAAAAAGCATCCCTATTTTGCGCTTGAAAGTACGGCATGAGCTCGTTTTGGTCTTCACCTGTAATCTTAAATTCTATTTGCATAATGTGTTATAAAATATACTTTTTAATGATTGTGATGTGTAGTATAAGTCACGTTAGTTAAAAGTTTTATCGTAATTAAACTAAATACTGATAATTATATTTTGGTTTATATTTTTTAATTAAATTTTTCTCCATTAACCTGGCAGAATTTTTATCTGTCATTTCAATAATAATAATCTTATCAAAATATTTAGTATATTTATGCTGTTGTAATCTCATACATAACTTACTACTATATCCTATGTAGACTATATTATTTTCTAATACTAAAATATAATTAAATGGATATCCGTTAACTTTATTAAGTTTACTTGTAATTTCATTTTTATTAATAATAGCAGAAACCACAACATTATCATTATTGCTTATATTTTCTAATTCAACTTCACGCATATATTAGTTTTTAAATGTTTCATCGTACCATTCAATAAAGTCATCAATATTCCTAGCGATTACATAAATTCCCCCCGCTTCATTGATTGAATGTTCATACTTCTTTTGATCCTCGCTTTGCCTATCTTTGCCATATTTAACCTCTATTTTCAC